CTTAAGTTATCAGATGAGGCAGTACCAATTGGAAAAGAAGCAAAGGATATTATTTATTCTCTATACAAAAAAATACTTGTTGAAAATTGTGCAAAGTTATCAGATAAGGAATTCACAGATGAATACTTGAAAAGCGCAAACAACACTATGCCAAAGATATACCGCTTAGGTGATACACCTATACCGAAACAAAAGGAATATATAGTGCAAAGTTTTCTTGAAGGCAATTCTTTGAATGTTGTATATGCCGACGCTGGTTCAGGAAAAACGTGGTTAATGAGTCATTTGCTTCATTGCATTAGTAAAGGCGAACTTTTCTTAGGACAATTCTACACTCAAAAGGCAAAATGCTTATACATAGATGCTGAAAGTGGAAGTGATGAGGTAAACCGCCGCTTCCTCAAAATTGATAAAGAAGCAAGAGAAAATGAAAATATATATCTTACTTGCTTTGAAAAAATACCGTTTGAAAGTGTTGAATTTATTGAATATATCAAAAAAGAAAACTTTAAGTTTTTACTTATTGATTCGCTTAGAGGAATTTCAGAAGGAAGGAACGAAAACGCCGCTAATGAAATAGGTGAGCTATTCGTGAAACTCTTGAAATTTGCGAAGAAAACAGATACAACTATAATGATAATACATCACGCAAACAAGAGTGATAACTATTCAGGTTCAACTGCTATCAAAGGTTTTATTGATAACTTATTCAAGCTTGAATTGATAAGAGGAATGAAAACATCAAAGCAATTGCTAATTAAGAATGTGAAAAACAGATATGGATACAAAGAGGATATTGCTTACGTAATGAAAGATAGTGCTGATAACATGATAGACTTCCAATACATAGATAATTCTCAAATAGTTGATGATACATTGAAAGCAATATTAGAACTTCTATATCATCTATCAGATGATGAACAAGTTGACGGGCTTACTCAAAGCGAAATAGCAAGAGCCATACACAAGCAAAGACCAAATATCGTTAAGTATTTCAAAGATACAAAACTATTTGCCGATGGCAAGAAACCTTTCGGTATTGTTCTTTCACTTGAAGGTATTGAACTTTACCAGAAAATTTGTAGTTAGGTGTATAAATTGAAAATATACACCTTTATACACCCTATACACTTTGATTGGAAAAGTAAAGAATGAATTTATACACCTTTTATACAGGTGCGAAAAAATACATACCTGTATAATGCTTCAATAGCAGGTTTTAAGATTATACAGGGTGTATGTATACGTGTATACTTACAGTATATACACGTATATACACCTACACCGAGAAAAAAAAGAAGGAATTATACACTTTATACACCTACCTATTCAGTTTAGCTTTTAATGAGTGTTTTAGAAGAAAATAAAAAAAATATACACCTTTATACACCTTATACACCTTTGAATTTTGAAGGTGAGCTTTTTGCGTGTATAAAAATTGTGTTGAGCCATTCATTACCATTTCGAGGGTGTATAAATTGAAAAATATACACCTTATACACCCCCTGATGCCATTATACACCCCTTGTATGATATGAAAACCTTATTTAATGAGGCTTTCAGAATTTCACGCAGGATTGTAAAGCATTGAAAAGATGTATAATTTGATTTTATACACCTAATATACACCTTTATACACCTTTGAGTTTGGAAGGCAAAAAGCAAGCTTACTTGTACTTTTGAGAAGTGCATTGATAAAAGAAAAATTCAAGAAAAATATTAATTTCAGGGGTGTATAATTTGAGTTTATACACCTTTATACACCCTATACAGTTTGGAGGTTTGAAAAGAAAAATGGAACAAAATAAAATACATTTAGGGGATTGTTTGGAAGTTATGAAAGGATTACCTTTTCAAAGCGGTATAACAAATTTGGTGTAGAAATATATACAACAACGACGCAAAGTGCGTAAATGAGCCCTTTAAACACTTTTTAGAGGCAATTATTTTGATAGTGTGTTTGGTGAATAAAAACAAAAAAATAGCAAAAAAATGAAAACTTGCAAAAATGGAAGCTTACGAGAGATAGAAGGCGAAAAACATATAAAAAACAGCCGTAAATGTTTTTGTTCAGATTTTGCGAAACTCCAATTATGGTATATAATAGCTATGAAACTATAAAATGGAGGGGATTGGAATGAGATATGAATATACAATAAAACAAGCGGCTGAAGCGTTAGAAATGAAACAAAGTGAAGTTTTGACAAGATTTAAAAAATATATATTCAAAGATGAATATGATAGAGGAATTAGAAAGATACCTTTGAAGAATGTTTTGGAGTATGCGGAAAATTTTTCAAGTATGGAAATAAGAAAAAAAGAATTTCCATGTTTGTACGGGGTTAAAAACAATTTGGATGTTTTTGAGTATTTTGCGATGAAAGAAAAAGACGCAATTTAACAAAACATAAAAAAACAAAGAGAGGCGAAAGCTTCTTTCTTTTATTTGGAGGTTAAAAAGCGAAAGTTGAAATGAGGTGGAAAAGTGGAACTGAATTTTGATAGCAGAAAATACCTAAAGAGAGAAACGGAAAAATTTGCCATAGGTGTTTTCGGTTCAAGAAGTTTAAGAGACGAAAGGGTTTATACAATTATATTAGAAAAAATCAGAGAATTAAATGCAACGAAAATAATAACTTGTCAAGAGCCTCAAGGAGTAAGCGAGGTGGCACAAAGAGTTGCAAAACAATACGGGTATCCTTTGCAAGTGCATTTTTTGAACATGCAGTATTTGCGAGGCGCTTTTGAACAAAGAAGCAAAGAAATAATTTCCGAAGCGGATTTTTTTATAGTAATTCACGATGGCGAAAGCAAAGGAACAGCAAACGAATTAGCACTTGTGAAAAAATCAGGCAAGCCTTACCATTATGAAATTTTAGAAAAAAGTCAGTATGAGCGTTCGGTGGGTTTTAACATTTCAAAGGATTGGGATAGCGAAGAAGAAACGGAAATTGAAAACTGGAACGAAATAGGAAAAATAAATTTTTAATAAAAAAAACAAAGAGAGGCGAAAGCCTCTTTTTTTATTGATAACAAAAGCGAGGTGAAAAACAATGGCTAAAAAAAACTTAGGTGGAAGACCTAAAAAAAACTTAGACGAAAAGATGTTTGAGGCTCTTTGCCGAATTCAATGCACAAAAGTGGAAATGTGTGCGGTGTTCGATGTTGACGAGAAAACTATAACAAGATGGTGCAAGGAAACATACGGAAAAAGTTTTGAGGATACATATCAAATGTTTTCTCACGAAGGCAAAATGTCCTTACGCAGGTTGCAATTTGAACACGCAAAAACTAATCCAGGTATGGCAATTTTCTTAGGGAAAGTGTACTTAGGACAATCAGATAGAGCAGACCTTAACATCAAGAGTGATAACGACTTGAACATTAACATTAAGATGGTGGAATAATGTGGACATAGAAATTAAGATGAATAAAGCTTATTCGCCTTGTATGCGCAATAACAAGCGGTATGAAGTTCTTTATGGTGGTGCTGGTTCGGGCAAATCAGTATTCACGGCACAGAAAATAGTTTTGAAAATGTTAGCTGAAAAAGGGCACAAATGGCTTATTGCAAGGAAGGTAGCAAGAACAAACAGACACAGTACTTTTTCGCTTATTCGTTCTATCATCGTCGAAAGTGAGCTATCGCATCTATTTTCAACAAACAAATCGGAAATGGAAATAACAGCGGCGAATGGCAATCAGATATTATTCGCTGGTTTGGATGATGTTGAGAAACTCAAATCAATAGCAGGAATAACAAACATATGGATAGAAGAGGCAAGTGAAATATCTGAAGACGACTTCAATCAGTTAGACCTGCGATTGAGAGGGCAAACAAGGCACGCAAAACAGATAGCATTAACATTCAATCCAGTATCGGCACAAAGTTGGCTTAAGAAACGGTTCTTTGATGTTGAAGATGAACAAGTAATGGTATTGAAAACTACTTACAAGAACAATCCTTTCATTGATGAAGAATACAAAAAAGTATTAGAAAAGCTGAAACATCAAGACCCAATATACTACAAGATATATGCGTTAGGTGAATGGGGCGCATTAGGAAATCTAATTCTTACAAATTGGCAAGCAAGCGAAAGAATATATCAAGATGAAAACTATTATGACCAAGTGCTATGCGGAATGGATTTCGGTTTTAATCACGCTTCGGCTTTCTTGAAAGTTGGTTTGAAAGATGGTGATATATACATCTTCGATGAAGTTTACGAAAAAGGCTTAACCAATCCAGAATTGATAGAGTTAGTGAAAGAAAAAGCAAATAAGAACAATATCATATATGCTGATAGTGCAGAGCCAGCGAGGATATTAGAATTCAAGAGAGCGGGCTTGAATGTGAAAGCGGTTAAAAAAGGGCAAGATAGTGTTAGGAACGGAATTGAATTTCTTAGAAGACACAGGATACTTATACATTCATCTTGTGTGAACACAATAAGTGAAATTCAAAGTTGGAAATACAAAGAAGATAAAAACGGCAATGTATTAGAAGAGCCAGTACCCTTCAAAGATGATGCAATGGCAGCTTTGCGGTATGCAGTTGAGAGCTTAGCCGTTGAAAAAGAGAAAACAAAATATGTAACTGGAAGAGAGTACACAAAATGGTGATGGAAAATGGAAAAAGAATTTATATATATTATGCCTTCCGAATTGAATATACACAATGCAAAAAGTGAGCTTAGAAAGATAAAAGAATGCTTAGCAAAAGCGAGGATAATAACATTAGACTTCAAATTCACACACAATGTTGACGCTGAAGGTTTAAGAATTATTAAATCTTTGTTATTGCTTGAAAGAAAAGGAATTAAGCAAATACAAATAACTAATTGTTGCGAAGCGGTGGCGTGGAAAATTGCATTAATTAACTTCGGAAAGTGAGAGAAGGTGGCGATGTGAAAAAAGATAAAACATTAGAAAATAAATACATTATGCTGAAGCATAACTATTACAAATTAAGTGATGAAATATTTCCTGATGTTGATAATGTATCATTAGCTGAAATAGAAAAAATGATACGTGATGATACTATTGGAATTGGCTTAGATATATTAACAAAAAATATTCAAAGAACAATTGGAGAATATTCTCACGAAAACGAAAAGATACAAGAATTCATAAGAATGAACTTTGATATATCAAATAAAACATTCAGGAGAATACTCAAGCCTTTGATAATTAATGCGCTTACCTACGGTTTTGGTGCTGCTGAAGTTATATTCAAAATTAAAAAAGGGCAAGTACTTCTTGAAGACCTGAATGTATTAGATACAAAAAGAATAACATTCATTGTTGACGAGGAAAGAATATCAAGCATAAGATACACGAGTATATACGGTGAAAAGATAGATATACCAGAATATAAGATACAAATAATACAAAATGGTGACGGCTTATATGGTCAAAGTTTGATAAGAAGAATATATCCTATGTGGATATTCAAAAAACAATTATTCAAGTGGTGGGCTTTAGGAAGTGAAAAATTTGTAATACCACCTATAATTGGGCACGTTGAGGATACGGCAGGTTTTGAAGAAGCATTCTATAACTTTGGAAGCAAGGCGGTTGGTGCAGTTGGTGTAGATGATAAGATAACCGTTTTGAGTGTTGCACACGACATGACAAATAACTTTGTAACTACAATTGATAAGTTGAACTCATGGATGTTGGCGAGTATGTTTATACCGAAACTATTCTTAGAAGCAGGCAACGTAGGAGCTTACGCATTATCAAAAACACAGATGGAATTATTTCAGGATAACATCAAAGGCTTTGCACAAAACATATCTGATGAATTGATAGATGGTGTTATTGCCAAGCTAATTGATATGAATTTTGGAGAACAAGATAATTATGGTGAATTTTCAATTATGCAAGAACCTAATGTTGAAGAAACAAAGTTATTAGCTGATGTATTTGCTTCCACTTGCAATTCAGGAATAACTAATCCAGCTGAAGATTTCATACGTGAAAAACTACACTTTCCGAAGAAAAGCGAGGAAATATCAGAAGAAGAATTAGCAGATATGGAAAATATACTCAAGCAGCAAGTGAAGTGATACTATATGGTTAGTAATAGCATAGTAAACTTAGCTTTTACATTTGCAAACAACAGAGCTTTATTCTACTTGCGGAAGGCTTATAAAACATTAAGAACAGAATTATTAGAGGAAGGTTTTCAAGGAAAATATATCAATGCTATGCAACAAGCTATATTAAGTTGCATGGTTAGTGCTTTTGTATATGGTCGCTTAGCAGTTGCTTCACAAACAAAACAAATTGAAAAGATACAAAAACAGAAAAACCTAATAGATGATTGGAGTATGCCCGTTGATGTTATAGATGTAATTTTGAAGTATGATAAGCAGTTATTAACAAGCCTTTTCTCAAAAAGACAATTAACGATATTATACAATGAAAAAGACGCAATGATACAATATTTCAGACCATCGGCACAGGCTTTAGAATTCATGAAGAATTACAGTTTTGAATTAGCTTCTTTGCAAGGTAGAAACATAGGAAGGAAAGCACAATTAATAGTTGAAAATATAATGCAACAAGGCTTAGGAACAAGGCAAGCCTCGTTTGAATTAGCAAATAAGATAAGAGGGCTTACTCTTTTCAGAGCAAGAGCAATTGCACAAACGGAAACTACAAGAAGCTATAACTTAGGAACAATAACAGAAGCACAAACAAGTGAAATTGTAAAAGGATATGTTTTCAATGCGGTGCTTGACCAGAGAACAACTGATATTTGTTCTGAACGAAATGGTAAATTTATACCGAAAGATGATATATCTTTGATAGCTGAAAACACACCACCTTTGCACGTGAATTGCCGAAGTCGTTTGGAAATAGTAACGGAATTTGATACGAGGCAATATCCAAACCTTGAAAGGTTAGATGTTCCTGAAAGTATTCAAAGAAGAAGTGATGTTGAAGCAGTAATAGAAACTCTATTTAGGATGTGAAACAATTGAAAAAACTTAAAAATCCGGAACACTCAAAAAGACTAGCCATCTCACGGCTTTTAACTACTGTGAACTTTCAAAATCTCTGGGTGGCCAATAGCATAAGTAATTTTGACTACTTATTCAAAACGCCAAACTTGCTTATGACAAATAAAGACACATTCAAAGCTAAAAAGGCTATAATAACTGGTGCAGGGCCGTCTTTGAATTTTGAATTTGATACACTCAAAAGAATTAAAGAAGATGGAAGTATATACATATTTTCGGCTGGTAGTTCAATAGATGCTTTGCTGAACAACGGAATAAAACCAGACGCTTTTCTTAGTTATGACCCGGATTTGAGAAACTGGACAGTGGCTGAAAAGCTAATTAACAACAACATAAATGATATTCCACTTATATTTGGAAGCACGGTTGGAATAGGAATGTTAGAAAAATACAAAGGTGATTTGTATCATGCGATTACCTCACAAGATATTACAAGCCAATATTTCCTGAAAGCTGCGAACGACGATGATATTCCTATGATACATGATGCACCTACAATAGTTGCGATAACTATGCAAATACTAATTCACTTAGGATTTTCAGAAATTGTTTTTGTAGGTCAAGACTTAAGTTATGGCGATGGTGAAATAATGTATGCAGACGGAATAGATGACGCTGGTGGCAGAACACTCAAACTGAACGAAAAACAAAAACAACATCTAATTAAAGTAAAAGGAAATGACGGAACGGTATATACTGGCGGCGGCTTTGAGAGCATGAGAATGTTTATCGAGAAACTAATTGAAGAAAATAAACAAGTTAAATGGATTAACACGACGTATAAAGGTGCAAAAATCAATGGCGCAAAATACATTCGCTTAGTGGAATGGTATGACTCATGCAAAAACAAAGAAAAGCAAAAACCACTGAATGAAGCTTTGAAAGTTTCAAAAGGTTTTGTTTACGACAAAAATCATGTGATGAATAAATTTGAAAAGTACATGGCTGAATTTGCTGAATTACCTGATATCACAGACGAATTAAGTGCAGCTTGCAAGATGGAGTTTTGCGAAAGCAAACCGGAAAGGTTAGCTGGTGCAATTCAAAGACTATTTGCAAACGATGTTTGGAACGTTTATTTCTGTTCCTTCTTCAGACTTCAACGGCAACAGTTAGACGCGGCGGTTGCAAAGTGTAAGCAAATGAAAACACCTACCGAAAGAACTGAAAAGCTTTCAAGGCTTTTTCTTGAGTATCTTGCTTTTTTTGATGGCGAATACAAACTCTTGGATGTTTGGTGCAAGGAATTGGCAAAGCAAATATACACGATATACAATTTATCGGATAATACAATCACTGGAATTATATCTCGGCTTGTTCTTTGTTCAGGCAACTTAAGCGGCGCACTCAACTTTCAAAAAGCATTCAAAGACGTTGAAAGTTTTTATAAGAGCTTGTTGTTTGTCGAAGAAACAGTTTGAATACCGTTTTAAAAGCCTTTAAAACTCTGTGCGATAAAACACTCACAAACCTATATCAAAATGCGTAAAAACGGCAAAAGAATGCGAATTTGAGGCATTGTTATTATACTTACTTACGAGAAAAAAAGCGCAAATAAACACATCAAAACAATTGCATAAAAACATACAAAAACTGATGCAAACCATGACGCAAAAATTAGCCTTTGAAACTCTCATTAAAACTTAATTACATAACTTGTTGCGTCAAATTTTGATGCTACTACTGATGCTACTACTGACGCAAACCATGACGCTACTGCTGACGCTTATATAAGACAAGACAATATAAAGATAAGACTAATATAAAACATATAGCAAAATTTTCAAAAAAATGAAAAAGCCATTTAAACGGCTTTTGTTTTCATACACCATAAAATATACACAAGTGTATATCAAAATGCGTAAAAACGGCAAAAGAATGCTTTTTAGAGCTATTTAATTTTTGTTCGTATTAAGAAAAAGAGGTGAAAGAAATGCCAGTTTATAAAACAAACATTCTACCAGTTGGAAAGTTCTATCATAACAAGTTCGGTGAAATTGTTATATCAAAAGATATGATACAAAACATGGTTAGCAACTTCAGGCAAGGAATACCGCATTATAAGTTATCTGTGAACAAACAACACGATGACATTGTTGGAGCATTCGGTGAAATTCAAAATGTTGAAGCTGCCGAAGATGGATTGCTTGCCGAAATTAGCGTAGATGAAGAAACTTATCAACAATTAGGAAACAAACGTTTCAAATATCATTCGGCGGAATATAGTGATGAATACCTTGATAAGAAAACAGGAAAGAAGGTAGGAGCAACTTTGTTAGGTGTTGCGCTTACGAATGCGCCTGCACATCCGTTAGTGCCTGAAATACAATTAAGCGAAGAAGGAAACAAGATATTTTTTAATGAAATTCAATTACAAAATGAAGGAGTGGAGAAGATGAGCGAAGCAACAAACATCAAGCTTACTGAAAGCAAAGAATATCAAGATATGGTTTTGAAACTTTCGGAAGCAACGAAAGAAATTAAGCAATTAGCTGAAGTTCACAAAGAAGAGTTAAGAAAATTAGCTGAAGAAAAAGACAACGAAATTAAGAAATTAACTGAACAAACACAAGAATTAGAAAGGAACCTTGCGGAAGTGGAAAACGCAAACTACAAATTAGAGGTTGAAGCGTGGGAAAAACAAGCAATTGATAGTGGTAAAGTTCCGAACGGTGTTAAAAAGTTATCTCAAAAATTAGCAGAAAAAGTTATTACACGTGAATTGGCTGATGAAATGTTAGATGTTTTACAAAATGTACCTGAAGGTAGATTAGTAACATCGGCAAATGTAGATGTTAAGTTATCAGAAAAAGATGAAGCGAAAAGGATTGCGAAAGCAGCTTGGGGGAGTGATGTAAAATGATAAAGAGCGAATACAAGAAAGTATTAAAACCAGTTAGTGTTGCGGCAGCAAGCAAAATTTATACACCTTTATATTGGAACGGGACGGAATACGCACCGGCTATGGGAGCTGTAACGGATACACACGCTGGAGATAATTCAGAGGTTGAATTTTCTTCAACAAAAACCAATATAGCTTATGGAAGCGTATCGGTATTGGTTGATGATGTTGCAATAGTTGAAGGTTCGGGCGCTGGGAAATTTGTTATGAATTATTCAACCGGAAAAGTAACCTTTGGAACTGCACCAGCAAATTTGGCGGTAATTAAAGTATCTTATAAACATTTCAACGGTGAGCCTGACGCTTTGGCAGCCGAAGCAATTGCACAAAGCCAAGACCCAGCGGCAGCCATGATAATGCTTGAAGGTGTTGTATATGCTGATGAATTACCTTCGGATACACTTATCAACGAAGATGCAATAGCGAGATTGGCAAGAAGAAATATTTTCATTGAAGAAAGACCAGTACAAGTATTTTGATAATTAGTGTATTTGAAAAGTTTGAAAAGAGGCGCTTGCCTCTTTTTTTTATCGAAAATTTATGAATAACAATTACAAGGAGTGATTAATAATGAGCCACACAGTAAACACAGTGAATTTATCAGACGCACAAATTCTTACTGAATTAGTTAGATTAGCACCAGCAAAACCAAGATTTTTGAAGAATACCTTTGGTGCGAATCCACAGTATAGCAATATACCTGGAAAAGTTAAAATGTTAGTTCAAACCGAAGGAAGCGAAATTGCACAAATTGGTAGAATTGGCGATGAACCAAACAACGTAAAAAGAGTTTCAAAGTTAAGAGAAGAAATTATAGAAGCAGGACAAATATTTGAATATACTACCGTTGACGAAGACCAAATATTTTCAAATGCAATACCACAGAATGCACAAGTTTGGGGCGGTGCTGGTGCAGCTCTTACAAACAAGGAATATATACGTTCTCAAAATGCCCTCTTACTTCGTGAAAGATACGAAAATGCACTTAATGACATGATTGCAAAGTTGTTATCAACTGGTGGATATACATATCAAGTGAAAAATGATGCTGGAAAAGTACTTAGAGAGTTTTCTTATGCTTCAGGCGTAACCTCTGATGACTATACACTCACAAAAGCAAGCACAGACGTATATAACGATTTTATAGATATAGTTGATGAAATGAAGCTTAACGGCTTTGCACCAGATTATATTTTCATAACAAGAGATATAGAAAAAGCACTGTTTGATACTACAAAATTCGTTGACCATATCAATAAAACAAAAGGTTTTGAACAAGCATTATTGAACGTGTATAGTCCTTCCGAAGTTAGACAAACGTTCACAATTTTAGGAATGCCACCAATGTACGTTTACGATGGTTTCTTACAAGAAGGTGTAACATCTGCAAGCACAGGCACAAGAAGAAAATTAATTGATTCAGCCGATGGAAAAGGTAAAATAATTTTTGCAAGCAAAGCAGCCTTACAATTATCTTACGCTGGAATAGCAAGAGAAATTCCTAAATTTGCTGGAGTAACCGATTTGTTGTCGTGGGAAATGCCAGACCCATGGGGGAATACTCTTAACCAGTTCTTGGAAAGCAGACCATTATGGTATTTGAAGAACACTTCTGGTTTGAAAATATTGAACGTAACAATAGCATGAGATTAGGGGAGCAATCCCCTTTCTTATTTGAGAAGGTGAAAAGAGATGACGCTTGAAAAACTTAAGAAGATGTTACCTAAGGAAATACTTGACGCATTGGCAAACATGGACGCAACGGGCACTTATGACGATGAACTGAATTATCTTTTATTAGAAGGTACAGACTATTTCAATGCTATCAATCCAGATGTGAACGAAACAATAATAGATATTCATTTACCTGATTATGTTGCTTATAGTCTTTGGAAACGTTGGGGAATAACATCAAAGGCTGAATTCTATTACAAGATTTTTCATGACGCAGTTAAGAGGAGTTCGGGACAATCGAGTGTGGCACCTGGTGGTGATGGTGGTTCAAGACCGGTAATGAAGAGTGAAAGTATATTTTTCACCGATGAAGAATTAGATAGGTGGTAACGATGTTAGAAATTTCAATTAATGATATAGGTGTAGATGAATTATTCAAAAGAATGTTAAGACAAAATCAAAACTTAGAAAGCTTAACAAGAGATATAGCAATATTCATGAAGACCAAAGTGTTAGAAAATTTTCAATCTGAAGGAAGACCTTCAAAATGGAAAGACCTAATGCCGAGCACAAAAAAAGCAAAGATAAGAAAAAAAGGAACGATGTATCCGATTTTGGAAGGAATGACTGGTAAACTTAAGCAATCCATTAACATTGAAAATGATAGAACAACCGCAAAGGTTTTCACTGGATTGAATTATGGTGTTTACCACCAAACGGGCACAAGAAAAATGGCACAAAGAGCTTTTATGCCGACTACTGAAAAAGATGATATACCACCTTTCGACACAAGCAGCATGGAAATAATTAGGAAAATAATTGAAAAACATTTGGAAGTGAAACAATGAGAAAACAAATAATAGCAAAGATAAAATCGGAAGTTGAATCGGCTTTGAACATAACAAATTGTTATGATTATGTTCCTTTGTTCGATGAATTACCACCAAAGTCGCCTGTTGTATATCTTGAATTATCAAATGTAAACAATGCAGGCGGCTTGCCTAATGCTTCTTATAGAAGTTTGCCAGTTAGTATTTGGATTGCTAATTTCGCAATGATAAGCAGCATGAAGAAACAAGCGCAGGACGCAATGTGGGATATGCTTGATACATTAGATGAGAAGCTTAGAAACAAAAGCGTAACGGTAACAATTGCCGAAGGTGTAACCAAAGAAGTACGAATGGTATATAACGGTGAGAATTTCACGAGGAATTTGTATGATGATGGTTTGATAGTAGTAGGAGCTTCTATCAATTTTGATGTTAGGTTTACAGCTTAAAATAAGGAGAGTGAAAAATTATGGCAGCAAGGGGTCCAAGTAATGCCGTGTTAACAATAACGCATTTAGGTTTAATGCAATCGGTAAATGCAGCGGTTGATTTACAATTTCAAAAAAGAAACGGCTTGCCAGCAATTGTAAAGGTTGTAGGTAGTAACAAAGCAAAAAGTGGTGAATATACTGGTGATTATACAAGCGCAACTGATTTTTCAAGTTTGGTTTCAGATGCTGGAAATAAAGTTGGATTGATAGCAGATGGCATATCCGTTGACGGGCTTATGACTTCTTTGAGTATAAGTGCAACATCTAATAACATTGCAAGCTTTAGTGTTGGTTTGCTTCATGTAGGCAGCACCGATGGTGGCGCTTCGGCGTCAGCAATTGATTATACCGGAAGTGGAATTGCAACAACAATTGGCACACCAAAATTTATGGAAGAATTAACTGTAACGGTTGGCGGTGCGGTTTCTGGAATGATGGGATTCAATTTAGATTTGAATTGGGACGTTGAAGCACTTTATAATACAAGCGGCGCTGTAACTGGTGGTGCTTTCAAAACGTTTGAAGGCAAATTCAGTATAACCACAAATGCACAAGCAAGCGAAACGTTAGACACAACGCCAGGCGGTGCAGCAATTTCAGTTTGTGGCATTTCCATGAAAGGTGTACAAGTAAAATCCTCTCAAAATATAAGTGTTGGTGATTTGGTTGGATACACGAGAGAATACGAAATAACAGAAATAACAGCATAGAACAAAACAACAAAAGGAGTGAACAAATGAGCTTTTTAACTATTGAAGAAGAAAAGAAGTTTAAGCACGGAGATTTTGAATTCACAATGAAGGCAATACCTTCCGAGAAAATGCTATCTTTCATACTTGATTATCCAGAGTTCTTAGAGGAGATAACCTTAGGAAAGAATGCGGTTAAAAGTATTATCAAGAAAAACCTTTGGAAAGAATTGGCAGAATTAATAGCCGAAAACATAACAAAATGGAATGTTGAATTACCTATCAACGTAGCAAATATATCAAAAATAAAAGGCTATTACTTAGTTTGGATATGGGTGGCATTTTTGAGTTTGAATTTTTTAACTGAAGCTGATACAAATTTTACCGAAAAAAACAAGCCTATGGAAAAACAATAATAGGCTTGGTTAAGCTTCTGAACATTGATACAAGAAAATTACCTTTAAAAACTTTGGAATTGATATATTTATACGGGGACAATAGTGAAAGCTATTGTCCTTTACTTTCCAAACGAGGCGGTGAAAAGTGATGACCAATTCAGTAGAAATATTGATGAAATTGAAAGATGAGATGAGCGGCACTCTTAGAACGATAAGCGCAGGCTTCAGAGATTTCTCATCGCAAGTAAAAAACGAAACGGCAGGCTTGCAAGCGGCATTAAGTAAAGTTTCAGAAGGAATTAACAAGATAGGCGCAATAGGAGCAGTAGGATTTGCTGGAGTAACAGCCTTAACCGCCTCATGGGAAGGTTTTGGAAGAAGTATGTCGGAAGTACAAATGTTAGCAGGAAAAACAAGTGCGGAAATGGCTGGAATAACAGATGAATTGAAAAGAGTTGCGCAAACAGGTACGCAAAGTTATGCGGCAACGGCGCGAGGTTTATCAGTATTAACTAATCAACTTGGAAACGCTGAAAAAGCACTGCAACTATTAAGACCTGCTAATGATTTAGCTTCCGCCGCATTGACTTCCACCGAACAAGCTGCAAGTGTTCTTACAAGAACTTTGGCAATATTCAAGATGGATATTTCAGACGCTTCAGACGCAGTTGATATATTAGCAAAAGCTGGAACAGCAGCTAATATAGATTTGGGTGCAGTTGAAAGTGTAATGGCAAATTTAGGTAGTGTTATATCAAGTGCTGGTATGGACTTGACGCAATTTGCAACAACGTTAGTTGCTATGGCTGCTTCAGGTATTAATGTAACTTCTTTGAATAGAAGCTTAGCGGCTTTATTCGTGGATATTTCTGATAAATCTTCAAAAACATCAAAGGAATTAGAAAAATTTGGTGTGAACATGGCTGGTTTAAAAGACGCTGGTGGTAATGCAATACCTTATTTAATTTCCGAATTTGAGAGGCTTGGGGCAACAGAAGAACAATTAGCACAAATATTTGATACACAATTATTAAAAGCAATGCTTAATTTGAGAGCACAAGGTTCGCAGGCAATAGGTGAAATAGCAAAACAGTTTGATAACGCAAAAGGTTCCGCAAAAAGCATGGTAGAGCAGCTAATGGAAAGCGATTGGGGCAAATGGAACGAGTTTAAGAAAACACTTGAAAGCATTGCGTTAGAAATAGCACCACAAATGGTTACTGGTTTCAAGGCGGTTTCGGAAGGTGTAAAAAATATAATTTCCACTTTCAAAACTTTGGACGACTTAACAGGTGGTTTTGCTTCCACATTGCTTACATGGTCGCCTGCTATTCTCGGGTCGGCTGCTGCTTTAGGTGGTTTGAATCAAGCACTATCACTTTTGGGAAAAGTTATTGTAAGTGTGCAAACAGGAACTTTGATAAGTGGTTTGAATGCAATAACGGCAGCTGCAATAGCAGCGGCACCTGCGTTAGCCGCAATAGGTTTGGCGGCTGTGAGTTTAGGTTTAGGAATAAAAACTTTTGACGTTTTAGCAAACGACTTACCTGCGGCTCAAAAAGATTTGGCAGCTGCTGCGAAGGAGGCTGAAAGACTCAAAAAAACCGGTAACATTTTTGCGGCAATGGCACCAGATACAAAAGCTATTAATCAATTGAAAGCAATGCAACAAGAGTTGAAAACAACATTCAATTATGCAGGTTCCTTTCAAGATTTAGCAATTGAAATTTCCGAAGGCAAATTTGGATATGAATTCTATTTTAGAGGTAAAGAAGAGTTTGCCGACTTCTTTGCGGCAATGGATAAGATAAAAGAAGACCCGGAGAAGTATTTTCAAGAAGCTTTGGTCGCTTTCAAAGTTGGTCAAGCAAAATTAGAAAAGGAAATGGCAGCAGCTAAAATTGAAGCTGAATTAGAGCTTGAATTGAATAATCGTGAAGCACTGAAGGAATTAACCGAAAAAGCAAACGCAATACAAAACAAGATAAATGAATTAAGTGGAACAAGCAATATAACATTTGAAACAAGAATTGAAGTGGCAAAATTAGAAGAACAAAAGCAACAAATTCAAAGAGAAATTGATAACATTCGTGATGTTGCACAACAAGACATTAAAGTATCTAATTTGTTAGATGTAGCGTTTATAACGGATAACAAAAGTTTCAAGCAAGCACAAGAGGATATACAAAAACAAATTGAAAAACTGAAAGAAATAGCTAATAATATTACAGTT